GGTCCGTCGTTGTGTAGTCGGTCGATCAGTTAGTATACCGTCAGCAACCATCTCTGCGATAGTTCGGTTTTTATTGTCGCCAACTCTACAAGCTTTTTCAATTTCATCGTTGATGAGCATGTCGGCATATTCGCCCATAGTTATTTCCTCTTCAATGAAGTAATGGCCCCAAGAGGGGCCATCGTTGTTGGATGTTATTTACTCAGCTGCTTTTTCTTCGCCTTCAGCAGTTGTCTTAGCGACGTACTCAGCAGCGATGGCAGTGCGGACTTCTTCCATTGCCACGTGGAAGTCAAACTCTTCGCCGTAAATTTTGATGAGAGCTTTCAAAGCCTTTTCGCCATTCGACAGTTTGACTGCGCTGTTGCCGAAAGAGCGAGTCGAGGCGATGCTACGGTCTTTTCTCCAGTAGCAGAGGTAGCTGCTGATTACGCCTTCAGAGGTGCCTTCAGCTGCAGCTCGAGCTGCTGCCTTCAAATCACCACCTTCAGCATGAGCTTTGTCAAAAGCTTCGTACAACGCATCGCGCTTGCTTGGGCCGCGAGTGCCTTTTTCTTTGGCTGGCGGAGTAGGCAGCTGAGGCTGTTCGATGATAACCAACGAACCATCTTCATCGATTTCAGGAGCGACTTCATTCAGCTCAGTCCATGCTTCTTTCAGTTCACGCATCGACATTTTCAAGCAGGTTTCAGTCTTGTAGCTGGAGTCTTCGTGGTTAACAATTTTGGCGATCAGAGCTTCTTTAGCGGTCGGCTTCTTTTCGGTGGTGGTCATGTTCATTACTAGCTTTGGGTTAGTTTGTTTGTTTCGTCTTGATGCAGCTATTATGCCGACAGGGACCCACCAGCGGAAATACCATTTTGGAATAAGACATCCCTGTCTTATAGCCTTTAGTATTCCTCGTCGTCCATATCAAAGAAGCCTACAGAGTTGTCGCCATCGTACATTGCGATAACAACTGCGTCCGCCAAGTTTGGCGAAGGCAAGCCTCTCTTCTTCATATCTGCTTTCTTCTCCACCATCGTGCGACCTGCCAAATCAATAATCTTCCGCGGTCCACTCAGCTCAAGAATCAACTTCTCAAAGCATTCCATCTCACTGCTGATAGACATCAGCTCTTCAGGCTGGAAGCTCGGTAGGTCTTCATCACCTCTCTCGATAGCTCGGCGCAGTACGAAAGTGTTTCGTGCACGGTCAGCTAGCTTGCCCCAAGCCTCTGCCTTCTTATTGGTAAAGAATTCGGCGCAGGTAAACTCATCCTGGTAGGCATCGTCAGATGGCCTCTCGCCTGCATGGAATTTACCATACTCAACTGTGGGCAGGGCAATAGCCATTCTAGCTTCATTAAGCTCAATAATTTTTGGCACCGCGGCGGCACCCACACCGATTACGTCTGGTACTAGGCGAGCTTTCAGCTCAAGCGCACGGTTGTAGGCGTGCTTAACACTTTCCAGTAGCTGGTCTTCAGAGGAAGCCCACTCTTCCAGCGAAAGAAGTAAATTGCCGTCGGCTTCTGCAAGTGCCGAAGTGTCTTCCCCTGCGTCTGCAATATCGAAGCCCAGACGTTTGGTCCCGACTGGCTTGAAGTCCAGGACGATATGAGCATCAACACAGGCTCTCAGCCAGGAAGGCTTAATAAAGGAGAGCTGGTCATCAGTGCGCGGAACACCAAGGTAAATGTGGTTGAAGTCTTCATCCGGTAAGCGCTTCTTAGCGTCGTTAATAACTGTCAGCATCGTCTCTGACAGGAATGGGTTATCAGGGTAGTTGATCTGTACGATAGTGGAGTTGGCTGGCGGGTTAGTTACCAAGGACCAGACGAAGTCAGTGGCTAGGTCAGGGTTGAAGATAATCCAGATTTCAGAGCCATTCTTCCGGATTGTTGGCTCAATGATTTCCCACTGTTCTTTGGTCAGCTTGCCAGCCTCTTCGATAACGAAGATATCAACGCCATCAAGCGACTTGATTTCCTGAAGGTTGCGGGCAATACCGTAGTACAGGTATTCGGTGCCGGTTACCTTGTCTAGGGTAACTGATCGCTGGAAGTCGTACTGATCGGAAAGGCCGAGCGCCTCAATCCGCGATTCAATAAGGCTCTTGGCCGACTGTGCGATAGAATTCTGAAACTGTCGTGCAACAACAATCTTCAGTTGGATCTGACTGCCCATGTGGGCAAGTGCAGTGGCAAAGTCGTAGGACTTGGAGGAAGCCCGTCCACCATGGACAAGCTTCAGGCGCTTTGGCTTGAACCAAACCCGCTTGAGCTTGCGGTTCATCCGTACCGGCGTCATTCTTCTGGCTCCTCTTCTTCCAGTTCGTCATCATCCACCTCACCATAGAAGTCAGCCAAGCTTTGGAAGCGAGCATCCTTTTTCTTGGACGCTGGTTTGTCAACCCCTTCGAGGCGGGCAATTTCTTTCAGTGCCGACACCTTTGCGGTACCGGAGCACTCTTCGTCAGAGACAAGCGCCCAGAGCTCGACAATAATCTCGTCACGGAGCTTGGCTTGCGCTTCGTCTGGGTTAATGGAGGACATGGAAAAGCCTAGTGGGTTTTAATACCGACTAGGCTATCGTGAAAGGAAGGATTTGTAAATGATGAGGGGCTATGCCGACGAGAAGGTAGGCTAGTAGCCTACCAAGCGGAGTAGATCATACCAACCGCAAGGGCAACAGACAGAACTTTGAAAATCAGAGCGCTACGCTGGGCATCTTGTAAACGTTTTTCTACGTCGTTGAGGAACAAAGCTGTACCAGCAAGAGCTGCGTTCTTTGCCTCTATTACTTCCTCAGCAAGACCCAAGCTCATGCACAGCTCATTCATCGACTGACTCTTCACCTGTGGGAGAACAGTATAGGCTGCATCAATATTGCTGGCCAGCTCGTAGATAGCTTTAGCAGTAGGCAGCGGCGGAAGGCTAGCTGCTACATACGTGCGTAGCTCGCGCCTGCGATGGACTGGATTCGCAGGGAGGATAAGCTTTTGCATTTGAATTCCTTCTAAAGGTTAGGTAGACATCATAAGTAAAAAGCCAACGGGCGTACAATACCTGTTGGCTCTAAGAAGCTATCTGCTTATTACTCCAGGGTAAACGATTCAGGGAACACGCAGTCAGGACAGTCAGCAACAATTTCTTCCGGAGAGGTATAGCCGCCGAGCTTACGGATTTGGCCATGTCCCCCACAGGTGCTGCACTTCGGTGCTGCGGCCTTGATTGCTTCCCAAATATCGAAGGCTCCACCTCCGCAGCAGTTAGCTCGGCTGGCTATAGCTTCTGCCATCTCGTCAGTTAACTCGGCTGGCATCAAGAGGATTTCATGTTTCACGTAGACACTCCAGGATTGCGGCTGATCCAAAGCAGCTTGGCTTCATAGTGCGCCTTGTCGATGCTCCACTTTGGGTGAAGCGCTTGGACTTCCTGCCGGATAGCCAGTAGGCCTGGGTAGTGTTTCTCTTCCTGCTGATCGAGGTACTCGAAGATTTTCTTGATATTCATTCTCCTTCCTCCGGCTCTGCAAAAGGTCGCGGGTCAGGCTTAGTCCAGAAAGCGAGTACCTGCCGGCCCTCACCCTTCTCTACAGCCTTCTTGTAGTCGGGAACCAAGAAATCACCGGTACCGTCAACCCGCTCATTGGAAATACTGAGATGGTACGCCTTAACCTGGTTCCCATCTTTGTAGTTGGGAATCCGATGCATAGTCTTCGGTTCCAGGTTTTGATCCAGAGTCATGAGCTGGCGTACCAGTTCGTAGACTGTCTTCGGTACGCCCCAGGAAACAGGGTCCGGACCGATAGCTGGCAGAGGGTAATTGTACAGCAACTCGTATTTACAGAACGGGTTTAGTTCTTTCGGTAGTGGCTGATTCCAGGAGTGCATCCAGTTGTCAGATTCTTTATTGAATGCAACACGGTAGCCAACTGGCTGCGGCGCTTCCGTAGGCAGGTCACCTCGCAAGAAGGTGCAAACATCACTGACCCAATCATTTCGAAAGTACTCAGGTGGAATCCAGCTGGACTCTGCGGCTGCAGCTTGAATAGTTTGCCAGTCAACTACGTCCAGGTCGACAACATTTTCAGCTAGCAAAGCGGCCTTCTCCATCTCGCCAACAACTTCAAACCAGCTGGTATTATCCGGGTCGAGACCCAATACTTTTGCCGCCCGAGCAAGCAACTGCTTGGCATTAAAGTTTTGGTCATCGCGGCGGGCTTGCGCAGAGGTGAGTAGATCAATCTCAGCGAGTAACAGCTGCACAGACTGCGCACTAACGCTTGCACCAAAATCGGCTTGTGACTTGATGGACCGGAGTTTATCTTCGCAAATACTCATGAGTTGGCTGCCTGAATAGCAAGATGGTCCAGGAAAGAGGCTTCACGGCTGAAGTCACTTTCCGAGTAAGCTGGGCTAGAGCCACAGACGATACGTGCCTGGTTTTCTGCTTCCATGCCCAGGATACGGGCGTTAGCTGCAAAGATTTGCGCGAGGATTTGCAGTTGTTGGCTGTTCATACAGTAATCAAAGCCTCGTCAATTGGGCCGCGGGAATCGAGGTCCAGAGTTTCAGAACGGCCGACGCACTTCTTGCCATCAGTGAAGCCGGCAGCAATCGGCTTGCGACGCGCACGAACCCAGCGGCCAGTCGAACTGCTACGGATATGGCTAAGCACTTCAGCCATGCAGTCATGGTCAATTGACTTCGGAAACATGAACAGCTCTTCTTTGCCTTCTTCATTTTGGGTGACTATGTACTTCATCAGATACTCCGTACAGCTTGGTCAATGAGGAGTTGTTCAGCTTCAGCCAGCGTTGGCCTAACAAACTGTACACGTTCTTCGATTGCTTTCCAAGTTGGCTCAAACTCTGGCCAGTCAGCTTCAATGACAAGAGCATCCTGTATAGCGACAATACCTTCATTGTCCATACGGCTTTCTAGCCGGCTAAACTGATCATCACTGAGGTTTTTCAGCTTGATAACTATATAACGGTTTTCACGGTGAGATTCAGTCATTGTTTACTTCTCCTTCAAAGGGTTTGCCACAGCAAGGGCACTCTCCGCCAGCTTTGCGCCAAGTAGAGGACAGGCTGTACCTCTTACATTTGGTACATTGGACAACTTCGTCCTCTTTACAGTTACAGTATACTGGCGAGCCGATGTATACCCAGTTTGTTGGCTTCACATGTAGCCCAAGCCATGGGCCAAGAAGATAGTTACCACCAGCACAGCTGTTACAGTAAGCTCTACTTTCACGGTAGTTTTCATCGTGATTGCATCCAAAATCCAGAGTCAAAAGGGAGTTCGCTGCCGTGCTCACCAATCAGCTGCTCGCGAAGTTGATGTAGGACTGACTGTGCTTGCTGACGGGTGATTGGCTTATTGGCACGCCAAGAACGGGTGTCATACTCAGTCTTGCCACCTTCTGCCGGAACTGCTACCCAAATCTCACCGAACCAAATAACTGGCTTCCTGGGTACTCCGACTCTTTTACCTTTTACAGCTACAAGAACTGGGACTTCCATCCCGAGTCTCCATGCAATCTTACACATACTAGTAGCCTGTTAAGAATGTAGAACTTATTGTACGCCCACAGTGGGCAGGCGTACAGTCCTCGCTTATACCATTTAGCTTTAAAGCTTCCAGGTCTTAGAGGTTTTCAGCAATCCAGCAAATGCCTTGATGCCACGATGGCGCATGTGTTTCTTGTTAGCTTCAAGCCACTCAGCCAGCGACTCAGCTGGAGTTTTTGGCTTGACAACTCGCGCCGCATAGCCAGATGACCGGCTGACCAAGGCGTACATTGTCGGGCCATAGTACGACCCGCCAGTGCGAGCAGCTTCTTGCGGAGAAGAGGCAATTGTTCTTGATGGAGCTTGCTGCTCGTTGAAAACCTTCAAGCAGGCGTTGTCCAGCTCAGGTATTGCCTTGTAATGGGCAAGACTGACATCGAAAACTTCGCCAGCGACCATAGCTGCGATACGGTCCCACTGTTTGGTCTCGCACCACATATCTTTGAGTAACCACTGCAATTTCCAGCCGTCAACTGTTTGACGGTCACGTTCCAGAGCCAGGAATTCTGGCTTGACGTCATAGCCGTACTCGGCTTCAGTCTTGTTCACGTACAAGCCGTTGACATACAACTCGCCCTTCCGGTCCAGTAGAATCCGACCCTGTGGAACTTCAATAACGTCGCCTTCGCCAAACTGGTCTTGCATGTGCAGGCAGCTATCGCGAATTGCGTGGATGTCGTCGTCGTAGTCCAGTCCCAGAATATCAATTCGCAAGCCACTACACTCCCATTCCTTCTCCTCGATAGTCAGTACTTCACAGCCAAACATCTCGCTGTGCTCAAAACCTGGCTCCCAGAGCAGGCCATTATTGAAGATGGCGACTGGATAACCGAGGCGGGTTAGCACCAGCAGCGCAATCTTGTAGCCTTCGCCGAAGCTGCCAATACTGTGGGCGTCATTGGCTTTTGACGTACTTCCCAAAACAAGTGTTGACGGATCAAGCTTGCCGTTCGGGCTGAAAATACTGAGCGAAGTATCCGTGAACTCGAAGGACCACTCGCCGCCGTCAAGAGCATTCTGCACGAACTCGCGAACGGACTCAACCAAGCCCCAGTGAGCAACATAGTTGCGAGCGAGTGGAAGGACATACTGTTTCATTTGAACTGCCTTTTCGAAGGTGGATTTACGGTTTCGAGGCTGATGTCGCCATTGCGCAGACTGACGTCTAGCTTTACCTTGTAGACAGCGAGCTTTGGGCTTTCTACGAGATGGCACGGAGTATTATGGAGCATGGCCATGCGCTCCACTTTCTCAAGTGCGTCGAGAATACAGTTTGACCAGCCAACGCCGGAACCGTCGAAGTTAACGCTAGTCATTACAGCTGACCGCCTGGCAAAGGTTTAACGTTATGACTTGCCCGCCACTGCTCAACACCTGACGGCAGACGAAGCCAAATAGTTCCAGTATCCGCGCGTCTACCGCGAGGAGGACTAATAACTACACAGATTTCATGACCGCTAATAACTCGTTGGCCAATTAGATATTCACCCATCATATGCTCCTATTTAATACTGACAAAGCCCTCAATCAAGAGGGTTTGTCAGTTGCTTGCATCCTAGAATGCGGTGATGTGCTTACCGAACTGCCAGCGAGTAGAGATTGCTGCTGGGTTGAAGCCGTGCTTGTTGGCAACTTCCTCGATAATTGTACGCGCGCCGGCTACTGCAGCATTACGCTCGCCGGTAGTCATACATACATCGGCTACTGGGAGTTCTGCAGCAAAGCGAGCGTCGAGGATGGCTTTCAGTTCAGAGTAACTCATGGCAGTATTCCTATTCAAGTTGGTGTAAGCTTATTGTACTCCCACAGTGTGCAGGAGTACAAGGCCTATTAGTTATAAGATGGTCTTAAAGTACTCAGTCATCAGCATTAGCGCTTCACCAACTGTCTCAGCTGTGCCGATGTTAGTAATTTTCCAGCTCATATCACCGCTGTACAGCGGTACATCCGCCTGCATGGTATGCACAACTACAAGAACATGGTACTCTGCCGGACCTGTTTGATTGTCATTTTTGTACACGCTAGCTGAGTGCCCAACCATACCGGGCTGACGGTCGAAGACACACTTTTCCATCATTATTTCTTCCTGCGGGCGCAGGACTTCAAACCAACTGCTGTAGCTGTCTGCGCCACAGGACACAACGGTGGTAGTGCCTACCGGGATCAACTTATTAAGGTTCATAACAGTTCTCTTTAGTGGTGTTGCCAGCGATTATTTTACTGTGGCTGCGCCCTGGGAGATAATACTAAGTAGGAAAAAGGATGAACCGAAATCTGAAGATTAGGCTATAAACAGAACTAAGACTGCGGTCTCCTACGGCCTCCGTATAGACTAGGCTAGACCTAGTCAGTATGCTATTCCGTATTTCAGAGCAGAGCGCGACAGGCCTTCCCAATAGGAGACTAAAACGTACTGGAAAGAGCTTTCCTCGCACGTGTATAATGAAGTCGGAGGAAATGAGTAAGGGCCTAATTATTTTAGGCCCTTTCTGGAGGAAAGTAAAGCTTTATCCCTAACTGTTTTAGTTAAGCGACAAGCCCCAGGGCATTTAGCCCATCAGCATGCCCTTGGCGGGCAGCTTCAATATCTTCAGGAGTACTGAGTGAGCCGAAAGCCTTTGCATGGAACTGCTCGTCAGGCAAAATTCTGGTAAAAACTTCGGCAATATCGGCGAAGCGCATATCTGCTGCCAGCAGCTCGATTCGGTCTAGTCTCATGACTTCAGCGTGGTAGCCAACAGCGCAGATGGCTTCAAAAGTCACTGGCGAAGTTGGCAGGGTTTGGCCCCAGTAGCGCTCCTCTTTCTGGAGGGCTTCAGCTGGAATTCCGCGGGAGTCGAGTAGGCCTTTCACCCACAGTGCGTGGCGTCCTTCATCGTCTGCAATCTTGTTCAGCAGGTCTGCCTTCTTACCGCAAATACCATATTGCGGGATCAGGTCACGAATTCGTTTCTC